ATGAGGAAATAGAATCTGCGTGGTTTAAAGTTTTTAAACCCGAATCTGGAATAGGAAAAAATATAACTAATGGAGTTTACGAATTTGCAAGAGCAATACTAAAGAAAGGAAGTGAAAAATGACTGCAAATTATGTTGATGAATTGGTATGGATGGCAAAAAACAAAGGCGATAGTCTTTCAAGACAACTTGCAGACCTTGTACGTCAACAAGCCCAAGAAATAGCAATGCTAAAACAAATTATTGATGCAAACAATTTACAGTCAGATATTGGGCAATTAAAGAAAGCGAGTGAACAATGACAAAAGATATAGTAAATAGGCTTCAATGTAAAAAGTGTGGCGATGTTATTGAGTCTAAAACTCGGCATGATTTTGTGTGGTGCAAGTGTAAATCTATTTTTGTTGATGGTGGTAAGGACTACTTTAGGCGAGGTGGAGATATTAAAGATATGATTGACCTTTCTGTTTATTTAGATGATAAAGAAAGTGAATCATAAATGAATCAATAGAGGCTTAATGCAAAATATATGATACAAAGAAAGGCACAAAAAAATGGTACGATTTTGTATAGGTATTGGGATGTTTTTATGTGGGATTGTAATTTTAATGACTGAAATAATAAGGAATATAAAATGACGCAACATCAAATAATTGTAAAACTGGCCAAGAAACGCTGGATAAGCCCACTAGACGCATTTTTAGAAGGTGGTGGTATGAAGCTATCAACTAGAGTTGGAGAGCTGCGTAAGGCAGGTTATACCATTTTAGATAAATGGCATAAATCAAAAGAATACAAACTTTATAAATGCATAGGTGAACCTAAATGAAAGCATTTCCAACAGAACATCCAATATCAGGATCATTGGGACTTTACGCAGATGGCATGGATTTAAGAGATTACTTTGCTGCTAAAGCACTTCATGGATTATTAGCTGCTGAACAAGTTGGCGAATATAGTAATGAACACGTTGCAGAAATTTCTTATGTTATAGCTGATGCAATGATGAAAGCAAGAGAACAATGAAACCACATCCAGAATCTAAATATACAAATGACAACCCACCGTACAAAGATAAAAAATGGGTTTATAACGATTCTTTACGAACTAATGTAGCAAAAGTTTTTAATAAATCAAATTTTTACAGAGATTGGGTAGTTACCAACGCTATAAAACTTTCACAAAAAAATTAATACTTCCGCATATTAGGCAATGGCGCATCTTTCTGATCTGAAGGATGTGCCTTGTCAGCAGGTAAACTCATGTGTTTGTCTAGCTTCTTTTCTAAACGCACTAATTCATTGTGTTCTTTTTTTTCATGCTCACGTTCAACTACATAGTGACCTTTTTTAGATTCGTAATGTTTGCCATCAATTTTAAAGTTTGCCATCTATAAATTCCTTTGCGTTGTTAAGTACATCTTGACATCTGTTTAACCATCCTTGACCAAATACACTAAATGTTTTAAGTGATCTATAAAACTGTTCTTTTTGCGTAGTAAATTTTGTTAGTAATCTGTCAACTGGAGTAATGTTTAATGCGTTTATTACATTAGGGCCAATCACACCGTCTGGCACACATCCTAATGACTGTTGCAAAAGACGCACCGCACGACCAACTCCCATATTAACCGCAGCATCAAACAATAAATAATCTAAGCCAATAGGCATTTTGTCGCATCCTGCCGATTCCCAATACAATGCTTTATAAAATGGTGTGACATCTTCTACAGTCAGTTTTGCCATTTCTCCATCTTCTACTGGTCGTTTAAGCCAAGTTGACCAAGCATTGCGAGTAACCCCACGCATTGTTTCCCCACCAGGATCAGCAGGATTATTAACATATAACCCTTCTGATTTAAGTACGCAAGCTAAGGCTTTATCAAAATTACTTTGCATTGATTACACCTTGTTCAATAATCCATTGTTGTAATGCGTTTAATTGTTCGGTTGTTTCTGCACATTGTTGAGTAAATACTGGGTCGGGGCTGGTTTCATTAGCTCCGCTGGAGGGGTTGGGAACGCTGGACACTTCACCGCTATTGGTGTCGATGAACACCCTGCGAGCATACACACTCCTAATATTAGCAATTTGCTTTTCATAATCCACCTTAATTTGTTGATTAATTAATTCTCCCTGTTTTGCAATTTCTTGATTATGCGCTTCTTGTTCCTTAGCCACCGCTTCTACTTCAGCTTTAAATGTATTATATTTGTCTGCTTCATGGTTTCCATACAAAATACCACCTGTCGCACAAGCAATTAAAGCAGCATAAATATAAAACTTAATTGGCAGGGGGAACATCTGGTTCAGCTCCTGATAGTTGTTTGCCAGCAACACCAGCTGCATGAGCCCCTGCATTAATACCAAAAGCACTTGCTAATTCAGTTAAACTAATTTGATGCCCACCATAAATTAAATAAATAGCAGCGCCGCCAATAAAAAAGAAACTTAACACAAATGACCACTTCCATGCATCATGCGTTGTATTGTCTTTGCCTGTTAAAATATGTTTTATAAATTCCATATCAATCCTTTAATAAAATAATTGCAATAATGCACACTAAGGCAAATATTAACCATATTTTAAACACTTCATCATCCACGCACAATATCCTTTTTGGTACGTTCTTCAGTTATTGTTCTTGTTATTTTGAATCGTATTGGTTTGGGTTTTTTGGTTAATTGACGTATTTCCCAATTTAAAAACAAAATATAACCCCAAATAAACAATTCAAAAATAAATACGGTAAACCAATATTTTGTCCAATTCATACCACATTAAACCAATAAAGCAAACAAGTAACAATAAAAGCAGCAAACCAACAATAAAATTGAACACGTTGTACGTCTTTTAATTTATGGCCGTAATACTTTGCGTTTTCTTTTTGTTCTTTTTCAACTATAGCTCGTAATTCTAAAACCTTTGCCCATTCTTTTGCGCCATACTTTTTTTTAAAATCTATTTCAGCTTTGTTTTCTGCAATAATGATATTTTTTTGTGACTCGTATTCTTGTATTGCTTTATAAATTAATGAATTTTCTTTTGCTTCATCTAATGCATCATGCCGTTTTTTGTTTTGTAACTGTTCTTGCGCTACTTCTACTCCATCATGCTGTATGTTTTCAATTGTTTTAGTTAGGCTTTTACCAGCTTCACGAGCTTGATTTAATTCTTCACTTAATGATTTTGCGCTTTCAGCAATTGGGTTTGACACATTATTTACCTGCAAATAAATGTGTTATATATCCAATAAACGTACTTAATGCAGATACAACCATCATACCAACCCAAAAACCACCACGACCTTTATTCGCCATAGCAAGTAATTCTTTAATGTCTTGTCGCATTTCAGCTACTTCTTTTTCCATAGCTTCGACTTTTTGCCACATTACACCTACTTTAACTGGGTCAATATCAAATTCAGACATTATTTTTGTTTTCCAAATTCTAAAAAGTCTTTAATCATAGTCATTTTTTGTGCATTTTTTCTTTTTTCTAAAAGGTTTTTGCCAATCATTGTTGCACCACTTACAATTGGAGCTGGAACTCCTGTAATTAATCCAGTTAATGCTGTTTCTCCACCCATAGTAGCTAATGCCGCCAATAGACTTGATGATGTTCCACTAGGATTTGTAGTATCTCTAGGAATTGTTTGTAAATCTTTAGTAACTTCATTAAGTGTTCGATAATGCTCGGCATTTTTTTTGCCAAACAATAAATCTAATTTATCACTTTTATCTAAAGCAGATATTACAGAATCTAAATTTCTTGTATTAACATAAGGTTTTCCGTTAATATCTAATTGAACTCCATTAGTTGCACGATTTTTAATATGTTGAGCAACATGACCACGCAATTCATTTTTAATTGTTTGTCCTTCAGGCCCTAATTCATCTAAAACATTAAACAAATGAGTAATATCTTCTGCCGTTCCTTTAATCATTACTTTATCGTTAAGATCAGCTAAAGCATTTTTATATTCTTTTCCTGTTTTACCAATAATATCTTGCACAATTGAATTGTCATTAAATTTATCATTTAATTTAATATTTTCATCTCTTGCTAAACGATAATTTTCACCACCCTTACCTTCTGTAACTGCATCAATTTGTTTATTAATTTCTTTTGCAAAATGACCGTTTGTAGGTGAACTTTGAGATAAAGTATTATTTAATTTTCTAATTTCTTCTAAATCATTAATTGTTATATTGCCTTCTTTATCAAGAAGTTTTTTTAATTTAACTTTTGCACTTGTAATTACTGGCGCATTTATTTCTTCTGCCTCTAATGAATCTAAATATTTTTGTACTGGCGCAGCATTTACTAATTCAGCAGTTTCGCCTTCTGCTTTTGCTTTGTTATATGCTGTTTCAACTTTTTGTTTTTGTGCATCTCTAGCTTTTTCTACTGATGTACGCAACATTTTACCTACTGTTGATGGTTGCGCTTCAGTATATTCTGCTCCAGTTTCATGAACCAAGTGATCTAAATTTTGCTGTATTTTGGCATTATCATTTGCGTACTTTTCTTGAAATAATTGTCCAAATACAGGATCTTTAGTAGTTTCTCTAGCAAATCTAACATCGGCAGGATGTCTTGTTACTTGGCTACGTTCTAATTCAATTGGAATTGGTAATTCATTTGCTCTAGCAATTCTTAATGCTCCCTGATCTAATTCGGCTGCGCCTACACTTCTTAAATTTGGGTTTTCCGCAGGGTTTATATCAACTAAATCTTTTGCTTTATTTTTAATATTTTCAAATTGTTCATTTAATTTAATTTTTGTATTTTCTAATGCTGGAGAAATTGCTTCTGCACCAGCCGTAACAGATTTACCCAAAATAGGTGCTAATTTAATACCTGCCGCATTAGCAAACCATGAAATATCTTCTTTAGGTAAACCTGTTTGCTGAGCAATATAAGAAATCGGTTTGTCAGCATATTGACCTATAGTGTCCAATATCTTTGTTGCAGCTTCTGCTTTATAAACTGGGTCATTAGTGATTCCAAATGCTTTACCTAATGGTTTACCCATATAATTTTCTACACGGTTTAATGCTTCTTGTGCAGTTTTTCCATCTCCAAATGTATCAACAAGTTTAGCAAATGGTGTAGCAATAAATTTACCTGCGCCCAATAATCCACCATAAGCAACATCAGCTTTAGCTGCTATGTCTTTACCAAGAAAACTTGGATTAGTTAAATTGTTAAAAGTGTTTTGTAAAGTATCTTTAGTTGAAAGTTGTTCTTGCGCTGATGGTTCTTTATTAGATTCAATATTTGGGTCTAAATATTTTTTAAAAGGCAAATTTACTTCATTATTATCTGGGCTTTCAGATGTACCCCTTATTTCAATTTCTAAAGGTGGTGAATATTTTGGATCTAAAACTGTGTGAACTGGGTCTGCTTTTCCTAATGGCCGATGTAAACCATATTGGTTTAAAAATTCTTCTGGAACTTCAGTAGATATATCAGCAGCATCTGTATGAAAATATTCTTTATCAGGATATTTAGAAGGATCAATAGGCATATAAATGCCTTTTTCACCACGTTTATGCCTATTATATAAATCTTGTTGTTCTGCTCGTGACCTTACTTTGCTAGTAATAGGTAAATCTTTACCATATTGTTCTTTATAAGCAGATTGCGCTTGTTCTAACCTTGATGCTAATTCAGGATTTAATTGAGCATTAGGATTGGCTTCAACAACAGGCTTATCTGTAGATAAATAACTATAAGCTGGCTTAACAAGGTCATCAACCATTATTGAAATTTACCTTGTTCTAAACGGTGAATATTTTCATATTTTTGATCAAATTCTTTTCTTTGGTCTTTTGGTATGGAATTATAAATTCTGCTAATTTCTTCTTTCTTTTTCGCTTCAGGTAATGATGATATTGCAATACTATCCATTTGAAATATTCTAGTATCGTAATTAGACATAAATGTTGACTTGTAATTATTTGTATGAATAGATCCGTTTACTTCACCGTACTTATCTCTAAATTGTTTTAATCCTTTGGTATAAGCATCTTGCGCATAAGCAACTGCACCAGCTCTTGAAATAATATCTTTTAAAGCACCTTCTGTAATATCTTTACTGCCTGATACTACTTGTTGATCTGCTCTTGCTTGATCTGTTGTTGCTTTACCAAAAGTATCCGCATTTGATAAATAAACACGCATAATGTTTTTTTCTAATTTATCTGCTGTTTCGCTACCAAAAACACCTCTTACTCCACCACGCAATACTTGGGCAGGTTTGTTACCAAAAGCTGCGCCAAGATTTTCATAAACACCATTTATGTTTTGTAATTGTTCTTTAGATTGCGCTTGTTGTGCTGTATTTGCACTAAACTCTTTTTGTCCATTTTCATATAAGGGTGTTTGATAATCATTTAATTGCATTTGTGATCCGCCTGGACCTGTGTAATCAAATGTTTTATCCATTTGTACAAGTTTTGGATGCGCAGGATTTACATTAGCATTTGGTTGCATACTTTCTTGACCTGTTCCAACTTGTATTAATTTTCCTTCATTATTAACAATGTATTTATTCCCTTTAACATCAACAATTTGTTTAGGAATCTGTTGCTCATATTGTGTGCCTGGTATTGCTTGACCTTGTGGCACATTTGAAAATGGATTTGTATTTACCGTTTGCCCACCAGCACCTGTATTTACTGCAATACCTGATGGTGTTAATGCAGATGTTCGTGACTCAGGTGTCAAACCTAAAATATGACGTTGTTTTAAATAATCTTGTAAATGTGCAGGATCATTTTGTGCAATATCAATGTAAGGTTGAATTAATTTAACAGCTGTTTGTTGATCAATTCCTGCTTCTTGACCTTGTTGAATACCCCATTTCGTAATATTTTGAACCAATTTATTTTTATCAATTTTTGTTGGATCTTTAGCGGCTTCTACAACCATCGGATCAAATATTTTAGAAACATAACCATTTGCTATTGCTGCTTGTTTTTTTGTATTTAAATCAATTCCGCTTGATTCAGTAGATTGTTCTTTTGTTTTTGCTTCTAATGGTGCTATTTGTTCTGCTAAATTTGCTTCAATTTGTGATTTTTTGGAACGAGCTTGTTCACCAGCAATCATAGCTGGATACAATTCTTTGAGTTTTAATAACTCATAAGAAGATTTTTGTAAATTTAACATATCAGCTAATGAAATATTTTTTTGCGGTTGAGCAGTTTTATAAATATCACCACTAGCTACGTTTGCAATTTCTGGCATAATTTATCCTTTAAGATGTTAATAAACTAGAACCAGATGGTGCATATCCACCGCCCAAATTAAATGTACCACTTCCACCACCAGAATTAGGGGATTGATTGCCACTTAAACCATATAAAGCAGCCAAATTACTAATATTATTTACTCCACCAGCATACGCATTTGCTTGACCAATTTGACTTGCTGCTTGTGCATTACCTAATCCTGAAGTTAATCCAGCCACATTTGTACCTGTGCCAATCATAGCATTTGCAGCACCAGTAGCACCTTGTAAACCCATACCAGCTATTCCAGATAAACGATTATATATATTGGTTTGTTGGCCTTGAAAATTATTAAATGCTTGTTGATATGCATTTTGAGCATAATTTTGGGTAAATAATTGGTTGGCTAAGTTTACATTAGAGCCACCACCACCTACGTTAGCATTTTCAATAGTTGCCCCTTGCCCTTGACCAAGCATAAACTGGTAATTTGGCGCAAGATTAGCGTTTAAATCTGCATTAGTAAATTGTTTAGTTAAATACGGTAATTGTTGATTTAAAGCATTTACACCAGTTTGACCTAATGCTTGATAAGGAGCATATTGTTGTGCGCCTTGTTGACCAGCAGCCAAAACTTGTTGTTGAGCTTGTAAAGTTGCATTCGCTTGAGTTTGTGCAGCATTTTGCTGACCTCTAGCAGAAATTGCACCACCAAGTAAAGATCCACCTGCTATAACCGCAGCGGTTACCCATGTCATAATGTATTCTCCTTACCTGTAATTATAAACTTTTTAAGCTCATTATTAAAATCAAAAAGTGCTAAATTATCAGGCTCAATCAGTTGTTTTTCTATAATTTCTAAGTCTTTTTCATCAGTTTTATGTATTGTTATGCCAATCGCATCAGTTAATGCTAAAGTCACTCTTTTTGTGCCAGCTTTAGATTCGACAACATCGCCAGCATTTAATGTTTTCATGCCCTGTTCAGTCCAAGCCATAATTTGACCACTTGCACACATAAATAAATGATCTTCTTTATGTATTTTGCCAACAATTAAAGTACCAGCCGATCTAAAAACTTTACGACAATACATACCGCCACTAAAATAATGGTCAGTTTTTAACTCTGCTTGTGGCATATTTACCATTTCTGCCTGCAAAGCATTAATTTGTTCACGACTTGGCACAAAGTTATCAATAATATTTGTCATTATGTAGCCTGTGTCTGTGCCGTCAAAATGCCGTTAGTAAATGTCATACTGCCATTAGTACCGCCACTAGTTAATTTAGCAGTTGTTATCGTTACCGTTAATCCACCTGATATATCTGTGTAAGGAATAGTAGTAGAAGCTGTAAATGGTGATGTGCCGTTGCCTTTAAGATAACCAGTAAGGGTTATTGCACCTGATCCGCCTGACGGAACACCCAAAGTTCCAGCCAAACTTACTGCGCCAGTTGATGCTGTGCTTGGAGTTAACCCAGATAGCGTAGTTACAAAAGATGTAACACCTGTATTGGCAATAGTTACATTACCAGTTGCGCTAGATACACTAATACCAGTTCCTGCAATATTAGATAAAACACCTGTATTTGCTACAGAAATTGTACCTGCACCATTAGTAATGCCAATGCCTGAACCATTAGACAAAGTATTTAAATTATAGGTTGAGCCATTACCAATTAATAATTGACCATTAGTCGGTATTGCAGTTGTACCTGTACCGCCTGATGATGGAGCTATTCCTAAAGAAACCGAAATACCTATTGTAGTAGGATTTTGTAACCATAACAACCAAGGCAAGGATGGTTTTTGTGTAAATTGGTCTAAAAAAGGCGCATTAGGAAAATTAATATTAGTGTTCACCAGGCTCACCTTTTAAATTGGCTGACACAATAACGCACTTGATTGGATCACTAACAGACACTTCAAATATACGATCTCTTGACCATCCTAATCTGCGCCATATAGCACGATTACGATATTTACCCACCAATCCAATGCTAGTCCAATGCTCATTAGAATAAGTTGAACCACCGTCACTTGACCAACGCAACATGGCTTGTGGATTCTGACCTTGACCTGTTTCTAATCCCACTCCTGGCTGAAATTGTATTTGCAGTTCGCTAAAGTATTGACGTTGTAAATCAGAAACTAAATGAGGGCATCTACGCAATCTGCGTATTGTATTACCGTTATCAGTATATACAGCGTTATCGAGCTGATAAATAATGCCGTTAGCATAATCACCTACCAAATACACATTGTTAAAGAACGCACCGCAATTTGCTCTATGTCTGTGATAACCAGTTGCTTGATCCCAATATAACCATTTATGCCACATCTTTGTAGTTAAGTCATATACCCATGTAATATCAATAGTAGGAAATGACACTACATACATTTCATGGCCTTCTAGCTGATAAGTAAAAGCTACTGCATCAGCAATGTATTGATTCATTAATGTTTGTTCGACAGCGTGAGTTGATATTCTTGTGAATTGATACCCTTCAATACCACCAATCATTGCTTGACCACGAGTATCTTGAGACACAAACAAGAATAAACTAGAAAAACGTGCAATAGAAAATGGCGCAGCGCAACCATGCTGTACGTTTGTGCCAGGTATTCTTTGAAATGGAAATGTTGTAATACCTTGTATTGTGCTACCTACGTCTGTCCATACTTCAGATGTATTTTCACCTAATAAAAATACTTGTCTGCGATCAACAATTAAAGATACTAAATTATCAGGTGAACCATCTTTTGCGCCATATAATGCAGGGCTAGTTGTTACACCTACACTTGTCGCTGACCAATTTTGTGTATTCTGTTCGTTATAAATAATATAATTATCAACAACGTCACAAACTGTTGCGCCCTGCCACGGCCCATCTGTTGAAGCTATAGTAGCAAAAACATTTGTGCTTGCAATCCATGTGTAACGATTAGGACCATCAACAATATATGCAGTTAATCCATTGTTATATGTTTGATTATCTGTAATCGAAACAGAACCTGTTGATGTTGTTAAAGTTCCAACTTGCGTACTTGTATAAACACCTGAATTAACCGTTATTGAATAAACATAAGGCCCTACAACAGCTATTAAATATTTGCCGCCCGATAAAGCCCTCATGCCACGAACTTGACTAGGGAATAATTGTAAAATCTTAGTTAATCCTGGTGTTGGATATAAAGCAATTGCGCCACGATCTTGTTTAAATGGATCAATTTCAGGATAGAAATTAATACACTCTTGTGCATCCTGATATATCGAAGGAGCTTCGTAAGATGGGCCTACGAACCCAAAGTCTGCCATTATCTAAAGAACCCACCAGATAAAATCCATCCAGCATCTTTTTGTCTGCTCGACAACATAGCGTCTTGGAATCTTGCTGACTGAATAGGTTTCATGTTTGTACGTTTAATTGTTGCTTTTGCTTGTGCTGCATAGGCATTAATCATTCCTATTTGCGTTGCAGATGCTTTGCCATACATAGGCATTAGACGTTCAGCTAAACACCATCTAAGAGCCATTGAATAGCCTTGAGGTAATACAACAGTATCATACATCGTTACATAACGAGAAAATAATGTATCGGCAAAAATGTGCATTTCGCCTTGCGATGGATTAGGCCATACAAAAATGTTTCCTAATGTTTCGGTTGGTTGATAATAAAGAGCTTTGGGCCACGGACCAGCAAGCGTCTTTAATCCAATCATTTCGTAATCTTCTACGTTAAGAATTGCAACTGGATAGTCAAGACCGCCATTAGTAATAGGTTGATTATTGCTGTATGTATTAATACGCACAAAAGCACTATTAATAGCAAGGGGTCGCTGATAATACGAATTAATTGTTGTAGATGCAACAGTTTGATTGATGTTAACAGTATATGTACCAACTTCATTAATGTTGCCCCCTGCGCCTGTATTGAACGCTACAATAGTCGTTCCATTAGATATGCCTGTACCACTAAGTGTTTGACCTAATGCAATTGCGCCACTTGTAATTGATGTAACTGTAAGGGTTGTGCCTGATATTGAGCCAACAAATACCGCACCTATTGTACCGCCAGGGCCTATTGTATATTGTGTTACACCTGACGTAATCGGATAAATGATTTCTGTCTTATAAGAAACCATCATTGACTCGTTTGACCATTGATCAATCATATCGTTTAACATATCAAACGCATCTTGAGATTGATAAGAGTCAGGCACTTCTCCAGCTTCTAAAGCACCAATGTCTTTTAATGAACGAGAAATAATATCAATAGGCTGAGTCATTAACTACTCCAAGGTAAATTAGGTGTAATAATTGGTAAATTAGCTAAAGTAGCTATTTGTTTATCTAAGTTAGTTTGTATTGCTGTTACTTTAACAATCTCAATAGTTGTTTGTGTAGCTGCATCAGCTCGTGTGCAATAAAAATATTGAGAACCTGCAGGAGATGGAAATGCACTCGCAAAAGTAACTGACATAGTTGTAGCTACGTTGGTTAAACTAGACGCTAGAGTTGTATTGGCGTTGTTTGCGAATAACATATTTGCCATGTCTTAAGCCACTCTAGTAATTGTTGCCCAATTTGTAAAAACAGCAGATGCTTTGCTAACCTGAAATTGTGATTGAACATACCCAGTATTTGTAGCACTTCGCCTAACAATATCCGAAGTCCAAGTTACAGAACCCGCTGATATATCAAACAATCTAGTTGATGCCTCAGTAAATGTTCCTTCGACTGTTTCATACCAATAACTAGACCGCATAGCATAGTCTGAGCTATCAACATATCCACCACGAGTCACTAAATAAACAGCAGTAACATCATAGGTGTAATTAAAATTAAAAGAGGATTGCGACCCTCCAGAACTACTTGTCTGTGTTTGTCTAAGCATTTGCAAATTATTTGCATAAATGCCTGGCGTAGTCATAATAGTATTTGGTTCACTAGGAACTTCACTATTTGTTTGATAAGTATATCCTGGCAAAAATTGTGGTATTAAACTTGGATCGCCACCTACCAATACTTTTGGATTAGCAGTTAGAACCATCGAATATGGAAAACTGAATTCACAACCATAAAATTCTGAATAACTATTTGCGTTTACTAAACTAACCGTACAAATTTCTTGAATACACCCAAAAAACTTATTTGAATTATTATCTATACCAGAAGCACTCATTTGAGAAATAATAATTCCTGTTGGTGTTGCGTTTGGAGATGTTCCTGTATTAACACCTTCCATGTGTACTTTAGAAAATATATTGGTAGAACCATCATCTATTTGAACGCCTGTGTTCGTACTTTGACCAATACGGATATCATTAAAACTGTTTCTAGTGTTTCCACCAGAATGCCCTGAAGTTCCTGCCAACCAAATGCCACGGTTACAAAAATTAATTTCACAAGCAGAAATGATGTTATACCAACAGCCACTATCTACAGCAGAAATTGGTAAACCACTTCTAAAAATAAATCCTTCTGTTAAACCAGTTAAAAACAAATCATATATAACATTAAATGTTTGATATACAGTTGTTGTATTGATTACTATATTTTCAGGTACAAGACCTACGCCATATACTGAAGTTTTGCTATTGCCATCAATTGTTAAATGTTCAATACCGCAATTACTGTCTGATAAGCGAATAACATACATATTATTGCTACCAGCTTTAAGAATAGTAGAGCGACCAGAGCCACGCAAAAATATTCTTCCAGAAGAACTAGATGAGCTTGTATATGGAATTAAAATACCATTAAAAACATTATCTGCACCAGCAATACCATTTAGCAAATAAGTTCCAGCAGGAAAAAATACAGTTCCTCCTCCTGCCGAACGGACAGCGTTAATAGTATTTTGACAAGCAATGGTGTCATCTGTAGTACCGTCACCAACAGCACCAAAATCTTTTACAGAAAAAACTTCTTGCGCTTTTTCATTAATAGTTCTATTAATAGCTCCTACTGGCGTTAGCCCACCATTTTTAAAATCAATTTTTGGAATAAGCGTAGACATATTATTTTCCTTGTAAAACTTTTATTTGGTTTTGTAAATCTTCAACTGTAGCAAGTACATTTTGAAGTGATAAAACTACTACCGCTAACACAGATCTATCGTAATAACCCCAAGGTTTTCCTTCTTCAGGTATAGGGGCAGCTTCAGGGCCAATGGCAGCATTTACATTTTGAGCATAAAAACCTAATTGACGTTCTTTGCCAAATATATCGGCTTTTTCAGAATTGTAATACCAGTATCCTGGAACTAATGCTTTAAGCATGGAGTCAGGATTTGACGGCACACCATCTTTAATTTTCCATGTTTCATCTGAAACAGAACTAATTACACCAGAAGCGGAGAAAGTAGCTGCGCCAGCACCATATGTACTCATAGTAACAATACCAGCAGAGCTAATACTTAACCTTTGAACGCTTGCGGTGTATAAATTTAAAGCAGCAGATCCAGTAGTTCCAATTCCCATTGGATTTGTGCTAACTGTATATACATCAGTTTGACCGCCAGCAAAAGCAGTGCCAATACCAATGTTTAAATTAGACCCACTAAATGATTGTGTTGAAGCAGCATTAGTTAATGAAAATAAAGTTCCATTAAATGTTAAATTTGAACTTGATTGAAATGCCGAAGTGCCGTTTCCATAGAGAATATAACCAGTAGAAAGACTTGTTAATCCTGTTCCACCATTTGCGACAGGCAATGCAGTACCAGAATATGTTATAGCCAATGTTCCAGACGTCGTTATAGGACTTCCAGAGATAGATAAAAATGATGGCACAGAAGCAGCAACGCTTGTAACTGTTCCTGTATAATCAGTTCCCCATGATGGTATGCCACCAACAACACGCAAAATTGTTCCTGTAGAACCTATTGATAACTTTGACCATGTATTAGTAGCAGAACCATATAATAAATCGCCTGTAGTAACTGTATTTTGTCCTGTACCCCCATAAGTTGCACCGATAGTTGATGCGTTCCATGTGCCACTTGTTAATGTGCCTACACTTGTTAAACTTGAAGTAACAACAGTAGAATTTAATGTTGTTCCTGTTAATGTTCCAGCAGCAGCAGTTACTGTTCCTGATGCACCTAGACTTATAGAAGTACCATTTACAGTTAAAGAACTATTGGCTAATTGAGCATTACTTATTGTGCCACTTAATGCACTTGTTGGAATAGTTGAAGATGCTGTAAACGCACTTGTACCGTTACCAATTAAATATCCTGTTAAAGTCGTAGCCGCACTTCCACCATTAGGAACTCCTAATACACCTGTACTAGAAGCTCCTTCAGCAAGAAATGATAAGTTACGAGGTATTGTCATTGTAAAAACTCCACCACATCACCCACGTTTAAACCCGTTAAAAAAGTTATACTAGATGAATTTGTTTCTGTATAGTTAAGAGTTACAATTTGTTTACTACCGTTAACAAAAACTTTGAGACTGTTATTACCTGTTGTATATGTTAATCCTGTAAAAACAGTTTGTCCTTGAGTAGCTGTTTGATATGATTGTGTTCCTGCTGACGGTAAACCGCCACCCAAATTATCCATTGACCAAATTTGCGAACCTAAAGCATTTTGTAAAACAAACTTATAAGAATATGCACCATTTAACCAAATTTCATTAGGTGGTCTGCCAGCAGAATCTAAAACAATTGGGTTTGAATTAGCTATTGATCCTGAAGCTGTTGTATATGTTGCTATTGATGTAGATGTTCCAGCAGCATAAGTATATAAAAGTCCACCAGATAAAGGTATCCCATTATTATCAAAAAACTGCCATCCTGCACCCCCTAATGGAGATAAATTGTATGACATCATTAATCCTTCAATTTAAATGTTTTAGGAAGCCAAGGCAAAGCTACAGATTGCTCATTTTCTAAGGCTTTCATCTGTTCTTGTAACCTTAATTTTATTGTACTTACACCATTTTGCATAGATTCTTTCTCAATCCAATCAACAATATCTTGCTCTTGCACTTGATCTACAGGTTTTTTGTCGGAAAAATACCAATTCCCTTCAGTTGCTACTTCTAAAGGTTCATTTATTAATTTACAAATGTAATGAGCATGACTAATTAAATCATTTTCAGTATTTATTTTAGTTATTTTCCAATCAAACATTATATGCAATTGTTTCTACAATATCACTAGCGTTTGCAGCTACAGACAATACAACAGATGTCCCATTCGTTGCCGTATAATCTGCACCATTTAATAAAACACCATTCATAAATACTTGTACATATCCAACATTATAAGTCGCAGAAAATGTTGTTTGACTTGCCATAGCAGTAAATGAAGTTCTTACATAAGGTGGTTTCCATATTGGTGCGCCACTTGCTACAGTTAATGTATAACCAGTCGTTCCAACTGCAAGTTTAGATAATGTATTAGTCGCAGATGCGTATAAAATATCGCCTGTTGTATATGTCGTAAGTCCTGTACCACCATACCCTGTTGCAATTGTTGTGCCGTTCCAAACACCTGTAGCAATTGTTCCAACAGATGTCAAACTAGATGACACAATAGAGCTAGGCAAAGTAGTGCCTGTTAAATTTGACGCATCCAAAGATCCACTAAATGTTGGCGCAATAAATATACCTGTGCTTGGATTAAATTTAACTTGTGTACTAGCTGTATATAGCGTATTAATTGTGCCAGTTGTTTGACGAGCAAACGTAAGATATTCTGTTGTATTGCTTGATGTATCGTCTGTAACTGTTACAGTCGCTGCGTTATTTGACCAAATTGGTGCTGAAGTACCTTGTGACGTTAATACTTGCCCTGTAGAGCCTACTGCTGATAACGCTAATGCAGTTGATGATGAATAAACTACTGCGCCAGCAGATGCAGTTAAATTAGCGTTTGTACCGCCATTTGCTAATGCTACTTGTCCGACAATATTACCAGCTTGAACAGATAAATTGCTTTTGTTTACATAAATTGCACCTGTTGTTGAATTTACATAAGCAACAATACCAATTTTAATTGCATATCCTGTCGGTGGGATTGTATTTTGATAAAAACCAGCAGAATAAGGCGATAAATAAAGAGTATCACCAACGGTATAACTACCAGTATTTACTCCTTGAATCAATCCAATTGTTGTTACATACCCTGCCGTTCCTGTTGGAATAGCTTGATTTGCCAAACCAATGACGTTTCCTGTCGTTAAACTGTTTGCAATTGCTAATGCCACGTTAGGATAAGTGTAACCACTACTTGTTGACGTTACATATACAGGTTGACCAATATTAATAGTCGATCCTGTATTGTTATAAACTTTTAATTGTATTTCTTCGCCAATATGTATAGTGTTGTTTGTTACATCGTTGTAATACGCTAATGCGTTTTGTGTGCTGTCATACCATAAACGACCTGCATTATAAGTAGGCGCAGATATGGCCGTATAAGTTTCATAACTCGATATGTTTGGAGTAGCCATAGTCACGCTTGTTAGCGTTGATGCAGTTGCACCTAAACTAATTGACGTAGAACCAATCGTAATGCTTGAGTTGGTCAGCGAACCGTTACCAATGTTTGTAATTGTGTTGGTTGATCCAGATATGGACTTATTTGTTAATGTGTCTGTAGTCGCACGACCTACCAAAGTGTCGGTAGATGTCGGTAATGTCAAAGTACCTGTATTGCTAATTGTGCTGATTACAGGGCTTGTCAGCGTTTTGTTTGTTAAAGTCTGCGTACCTGTTAACGTGACTACGGTTGAATCAATTGCAATCGTTACTGGCGAAGAACCGTTAAAACTTGTGCCAGATAATCCTGTTCCTATTGTCAACGCATTAGGAGTATTCGCTGCAATCGTTGCACTACCACCTAGTGATATAGCAGATCCATTTATTGTAATCGAGCTATTCGTTAATCCTGAATTTGGAATAGTCGCATTAATTTGACTAGGCGCAATAGATATTGCTTGAGCAGATAACGCAGATAATTGACCTTGAGCATTAACTGTAGCACTTAGTGTGTTACTTGCAGAGCCATACGATCCTGCCGTAACACCTGTATTTGTAATACTAAATGTATTGCTTGATAAGGTTAATCCTGTCCCTGCAAAATAAGTATTTACATTTGAAAATTGTACCCAAGGCATTGCTGTAACATTAATTGTGCCTGATTGTGTTGCAGTACATACCCAACCTGTATCAGATTGCCCACCATTTAAAATAACTGTATATGCACCTGGCACTTCTGACCATACATCCATATCGACTGCACGAGTCCAAGCAGATGTAGATGCGACATAAATACCATTATATTGACTTGATAACTGGTTTTTAACTAAAACCCTGTCACCAGCTAATGTTGTATAGCCGTCAATTGTCTGTAAACCACTTAACGTAATATTTGCCGTAGTTGCAACTTGGCAAGCAGCTTTAGGACCTAATCCTTGTGCAACAGTATCAACATAAAACTTATTAGCAATGTCTGAAGCATTTGATGGTGTTGTGCTAATTGATCCTGTAGTAGTAGATATGTTAGTAAAAACACCAGTAGAAGGGGTTACAGCACCGATTGTCGTACTATTAATTGTGCTGTTGGTAATATTTAACCCTGATTGGCTAGGGTTTACCGTTGCATAAAATGGCTGACCTTGACCAATAAACGTGTTAAAACTGCCATCCAAGTTAAAATATGCTTGAACAGGCAGTAAGTTTTGATCCTGCGTTAATGCTGGATCAGCCATAAACTACTCCTTAGTTTTGGTCAACCATAGGCATTACATACAATGTATTTGCCGTTCCTATTGCTGTAATTGAGAATACTGGTGGTACAACCATTACTTGTGGACTAGACATAGACACACCTAATACAAATGATTGTGAAGTATTACCGCCAGTAGGCAATACGGCTGCAGGTGCAGTTGTAGTTGTGCCAAGAACCGCAGGTGCAATAGTAACTGCAATAGGGGTAGTTCCTGTATTCAAAAACCCACAAAAGTTTACTTGGTCATTACCATTAGGGGTAATTGTGACTGCTGTAGAACTAGATGTAGTAACAGTAATAGCAGTTGTTGGGCCTACAAAACGGTATGCCGATGTATTTGCCATGATTTATCCTTAAGCAGCGTTAGTTGGCAATATAGTACCTTCTAAACGATCACAAGCCAAAATATAAGTACCAGCAACAGGAGTTACAGCCGAACCTGAAGCATTTACAAATTGAATACTTAATGTGTTAGCAGCAGATACCCAAGCACTTGTAATGCTGATCGAAGTTGTTTGTGCGCCATTTAAAGACACATTAATGCAATCATTAACTTGCAAGCCAGGAATAGTAAAAGTTTGCGTAACAGTTGTGCTTCCAGCAACTTGAGCAGGTGTCAAAGATGCGTAAACTAGGAATGATGCGTAAATGTTTCCACGCAAAATAGTTGTTTGTAAAGACATAATTTTTCCTTTGCAAAGAAAACCAGAATTGGTTGTTTAATTATACAACAATAAATAAAAAAACCCCCTTTTTTACGAGGGGGTTTTTAATTAAAACCGATTAAGAATAAGTGCTGAAATCGTAACCGTAAATATATACGTCAGCAGTAGCAGCAGCACCTTGCGCTGTAGCTACGTTGAAGTATAAGTTTTGACCACTTAATGTGTTTGTTGATGCAACAGTAAGTGGGTTAACAACTGTAGAACCTGTATTACCTGATAATGCAGTTGCAGCAGCAACAATAGCTGTACCTTGCTTGGCTGGAGCTGTGTAAACAGCAGCAGTAGCAGTAGTTAAGCTAGTTGAAGCATTAGTAACGATTACCTGATAAACAGAGTAGTTGCTTGAGTTGATAATAGGCATCACAGTATCGCCTGATGCATTTACGTTTACACCTGTAGCAACGGCTAACAAACGAATTGCTTGGTTTGTGCCTAAGTTGTTAGGGTGAATTGTTACGGTGGTTGCTGGTCCTGGATTAGACATTATGTTTCCTTTCTAAATTAAGCTGCAACACGGCAAGCGAGTTCAGGATATAGTGGAGCCCATCCGTACAGAACATCTAAACGAGTAGGAATGCTGTCGTTGTTGATGGTGTATTGACGAACAACACGCATAGACAAGCCGATTTCTTTATCAGAAGCACGACCAGCGAAATGTACACCTTCTGGCAACTCTAAGTCAGCGCAAGCAAGTGTAAATGCATTTCTGTGCATAATAATGTTCTGTGGAGAAACTGCACCTGTGCTGTTAAATTGCGTTACAGCAGCAGAAGCAGATGGGCTTGGAATTGTTACGTTTTGGAACTGACCAGCAGTAATAACGGCTGGAGAAACAGTTACAGTAACGCTTGATCCTGAAGCGATAGATGCAGCAGATTTAACAACGAAGTTACGGAGCTTGTTAGATCCATAAGCCTGACGGTTTTGTGGGTTAACTGCATAAACACCAGCAATTTGGATTACGTCACCTACGTTCAAGTTCAATGTACCTGTGTTGGCAGCAGTAATACTAATGTTGGAGCTTGATGCCCAACCACTTGATAAGAAACCAGTTGCAGTAGTTGTAGCCACAGATGCAGTAACAGTAGTAGTGCTGTTGTTACCAAAAGTCTGGCTAACTACGTTTTGATCAAGTTTCCAATTCATACCAGCAGAATCACGACCCATCAAACCTTTACGATACTGTTCGCCAATTGCTTCTTGTGGCACAAATAAACCCTTCAAAGAATCAACGATAGTTGCAGATGTAAATGGCTCAACGATACAAGCACGTCTGCCGTCACGAGGAGTACCTTCAGCATCGAGGTAAGCACCAGCAGTCAGGTATGTAATTAAACCTGTTGGGGGTGTACCAGCAACACCAACGATATTCGCTGTGTTAGCAGTAGCCATAACCATACCGTCACGGTCAATTTTGTTAGCAATAGCAGCAACGGCTGGCTTCAATACACGATCAGAGAACATATCTAAAGACAATGCTAAATCTTGAGTTGTAAACTGAGTTGACACTTGATACTGCGTTGTTAATGTAACAGGTACAGAAGTTTCGTTAAAATCTTCAACTACTAATTGCGGGCCTGTAGCACCAATAAAACGACCAGGACGTCTTACGTTTACTGTATTACCAATCTTGCCGCCAACGATTGCAAACTGATCGTCATAGTTACGATCTACTTCTGATGTAAATGTTAATTCGTTCTCCAAGACCATTAGAGCTTCGTTTGTGATCTTGGAAATGGTTAGCAAATTATTTGCCATGATTATTTCCTTTTTAAAAGATTAAGTTTTTACCTGATCCTTTTAGCTTGTCGCATCGCTTTATATTGTGCAAACGTCATCTTATCTGTATCAGTAATGACAGCTTGCTCGCTATTTGTAGCTTTTAACGGACTAATAGGGGCAGGTGCTTTTGACTTCTGAGCAACAGGTTTCACTTCTTTAGGCTCGGTTTTTTCAAACTTTGCTTCCAATTTCCCTATTTCTCTTAAAGCAGTAATAAGCGAAGATTTTGATATTTTTTCTGCGATGTCAGGATTTTCTGCCAAGTGATATAAAATTCTTGGCCCTACATCACTCTCCAAAATTGCATCTCTAACCTGGTCACTCACAACCACATCACTAGATGCCACCATTTCTTCATAATCAGGAAGCTCTGCTTTCGTTGCATTTAAACGTGTATTCCATCCTTCGATGACCTTATTACGTTCTTCTGCAAGTTTCTTTTCAGTATCTTCTTGTCTAGCTCTCATTACAGCGTTTTCAGCACTCCAATCAGCTAATGCTTCTGCATATTCAAAAGCATCTACAAATTGATCTGGCTTCGGCTTTTCATCTCGATTCGCTTCAACTTTAGGTCGGGCGGCAGATTCAAATTCCTTTAAACGAGCTTCAATTTCTTCTCGTTTTTGACGTTCATAAGCTGCATCTTGTTTAGCTTGTTCACGTTCTTTAACGATTTTATCTATTCTCTTTTCAAGCCTAGGTTTTGGTTTCGGTTCTTCTGTTACTTCCGCCTCGTTTTCTGCATCAGATTCATTCTGAACCGTTTGTTCCTCATCTGGCTCTGTAGTTAATTCCTCAACTACCACAGGTTGGGTTTCGGCAGCTAAACCTAGTTTGTTTGCATAAAATTCGGCACTATTCTCACTTGTTAATACAGTTGCTTCTGACATGGAATTCTCCAAGAATTTTACCCAATGTACCTCATTGGTAAGGTTTACTTATCTTAATGCTATTATTGTTAAATTACAACATTAATCATCTGAATGTATTTCTTTTAAATAATCATCCAAATGTTTTTCTTTCCAATCATTTACAACTATTTCTTTATTCCATTTGCCTGTTAAACCTTGTTTACGATTATGTAACCTTTGTTCTGTTTCAGGTAATTCATGGTCAGAAATCCTAATTATTTTGCCATTAATATTTGGATAAATGCTTTTAGCACTATCATTTTTAGATTTGCTAATTTTTTCTAATGGAATTTTATTTTTCTTAAAATGTCTTTCCAAAGCACTTATTGTATGAAAACGAGCTTCAGCATCTGCACCTTTATGATCGCCATGTTCTAAATACATTTTTACAGTATTTTTTTCTTGATCTGTAAAGTGTTTACTAGTTCCAATTTCTCCAATTTTATTGCTTAATTCTTGTTTTCTTAATTTTTGTCTTTTATTAAATTCTTCCTGCTCTTTTAATTCTTGAAATCTTTTATTTTGTTTTTCTTCTTTTTCTTTTGCCCAAATAGCCATTTGTTCTGCGGAATGTATCATTATATGGCCCTTTCTGTAGTTTCTGCGTTTGCTAATTTTGCTTGTTGATGATCCATATTTGCTAATAATATAGCGACTTGTGCTTTTAACTGCTCAACTTCAATTTGTGTCTGAGTCTTAACAACGGTATCTTGTGCAGTAGTCTGAACACGCATTTCGGTATCGTGTGCTTTAGTAGTCTGACGCATGAGTTCACGTTTAGTTTCAGCCTCTTGCTTAACACCTTCAATGTCTTGACGTTGTTTAACCATTAACTGCATTTGTTGTAGTTGTTGTGTCAATGCCTGTACTTGTGCCTGACCTTGCTTGAGTTTCATTTGAATAGCTGGTGGAATGTCAGACATATCATCTAATTGTGCCAATGGGTTATTAACAGCCATACGGTCTGCAATAACGTCTGAACCAGGAAAGTCCATGTTTCTTACTAATAAATCACCTGCAACTTGAATTAATTGTGGTTCAGCAGCAAACAATTGCATCATGGCATCTGACGCTTCCTGACGTTTACTGTTGTAGCCTGGTCCTGTATCCATAACTACGTCATATTCACCAACTGTTACGTCATTCAATATACGATTAACACCTTGCTCATCCATTTTACGTTCATTGATGGTCATAATTTCTGGCTTACCATCTGCGCCAATGATCCGCATAGCACGTTCTGTGTCGTAAATCTTAGGTATTAAATCTAAAATAATGCGACCTACTTGACGTATTGATCGTGTCAAATTGTCATAGTAATGCATATTAGTCATATCTGACTGTGCTTGCTGACCTGCAATTGCTTTACCTGACTGAATACCCTGTGGCAACTGGCTTGGATCAAAAATACCAATAACCGCTTGCAAATCTAAATTCATTGATTGCATGGCTGCCATTGCGCCTGTAGGTGGTTGCTCTGGTGATTGTCTTACAGGTGGTGGTGCTGTTCTACCGTCAATATCTGTCTGTTTATAACGTAATACAGGCATTGCCTTAATGTTAGCTTGCGCCCATTCGTTCTCATGCCCTTCATCTTGACCTTCTGCAAGTAACCATTTGGCTTTTGGTGCTAATGCTACAGTTTCAGTAAGCGCAGTTGACCAGTAGTTATACATACGTTGTGGATCTTTAGCCATACGCACTAAACCAAAACGCTTATGCTTGCCCTGAACAATGGTTGACTGACCGTAAACAGGCACAATAGGTATGTATTTACCTGCCCATTCGCCTTCTTCCAACACTTGCATTGCTGTTACTTTGCACCATTTAATCTTTTTGCGTACGGAATCACGCTTATTAATGATCTCAATGCCCAATTCTTTCATTAATTCTTTGTCAGTTTCATCTTCGTAAATGCTAGATCCATCTGACAGTTGTAATAAAACAACACTTTCTCGCACGGTGTACCAATACTCAGCAATACGGATTTCTTCTTTTTGTATCCAATCGCCTACAACATCACCTGTGCCACGACTTACAAATCCTGAATCAATCTCAGCTTCAGGGTACATTGCACTAAATGTCTTTTTTGGGATAAGTGTAGTGATTAAACAGCGTTCTGCGTCTGATCCGTCAGCCATGATGGAATTTGGATCAAAGTAAACAGTAAATGGGTTTTCTATAGGTTTAATATAGATTTCTTGATTAAAGCTATCGTCTTTAATGTAATCAGTATGAATACGAATATATCCCCAACCCATTCTTACCGCATAATCAACGGCATTTAAATATGCTTGGTCAGCATCGGATTGTAATTCAATGTGTCGGCATAGACCTGTAATGATTTCTGCTTGTTTTTCATCTGACTGTGTATTCATGCCGTGACATTTAATTCTAGGTCGTTGTTCACGAATCTGATTTACGATTTGACGGCAATATGCGTCAACTTTATTAATAGTAAGACATGGTCTGGCTTCTAAAACACGACTGTTTTGTACATCTACAGGCCATTGATCGCCAGCAGCAAAACGAACATCATCAAGAGCTTCGGCACGATTATTAGAGTCAACATCGTTTACCTGACGTAAGAACTCCATCGCTTGTTGGATTCTACTGTCCTGATCTGTTTCGATTTCAGCCATAATTTTGCCCTCATTGTAAACTAAATTTTAACCCATCCATGATGTACGTTCAATATAAACCTTCTTTGGCTTGACTTTTTTAGGCTCATTGACCATTAATCCAAGCATACGAAACGCATCTGCACCGTGCGAATATTGGTCGTGTAATGGCTTTTGACTCCAACTGCCATCTTCTGCCACATCGTATTTGTAATGACGTAAGCATTGTAAGCCTTCATCGCAGTTTTCACGATCAAAGTAACAACGGTTAAATATGGTTCTCGCAGCGTTAATGCTATCAACAACAGGCACACGGTCTAATATCTGTACTTTCATCCCTGTAGATCGCACTACTTCCTCAATGCTTCTGCCAGTACCTAAGTTTTTAGCCGCTGCATCATGGGGTAGCCACATCGTATCAAAGAAATAACCAAACTTTTGTATCTCAGCCAAATACCATGAGATTGTTTGTTGATTTGCTTGCATATATCGAATAATGCGTATTTCCATGCCTATAAACTGTACAAACCATATTGCTGTGTGATCTGCCCATCCTAAATCCCATACACAATGCACAGGTTTAATAGGATCGTATGGCACACGAGTAATTCGGTTATCTAGCTCTGCCAATTGCATTTCTTTGGCAAAGATCGCACCATCTACCGTTACTCGACATAAACCTTCCCAAACGGTGTTATACGCTTCTGGATCACGGTTCTTTAATGCTTCACGTTCTAAGTTAAGTGTCTCAGGAAACCAAGGGTTATCAGACCAATTAATTTTTTGTACCAATGCATTTGCTGGTGGACTAACAACAAACCTTTGGAATGTTTCATCTGACTCAAGTTCTGGGTTAAATGTCACCCATATTTCAGAACCTTCTTTACGAATCGTTGGGATTAAAATGTTCCAACTTGCCCGACTTGTTGTCTGGGCTTCCTCTACCCACGCTATGTCAACACCCTCATAGGACTTCACATTGGCAATATTGTTTTTAAGGCCTACAAATGAAAACTCACTACCGTTCTTACCACGAATAGAGTTTTGTGTAACCTCATAAAACGATTCAAGACTTAATGAGTAGATTTGGTCGCTGAGTAGCTTATGTACTGAATCTTTGATGGAAGTTTGAAATTCTCTGGCGCAGAGGATTCTAAGGGTTGATTTGCAGCCAAGTATAAGCAAAGCACGAGCAACACCCCAACTTTTAGCACCGCCCCTACCTCCATATAATACTTTGTATCGTGCTTTATCAAAAAGGATGGATAGTTTCTCAGGAAACTCAGCCTTTGCAATAGCACCTTGTACAGCATCATTCATTAGGCTTTACAAACGTAACTTGAATACCTGTTAATGGCTCACCATCTGCACCTGTAATCTCAGTTGCTTGAATAGCTTTGCCATCCATCCTATCCATAATTTCTTTAATTGCCCAAGGCTCAGAATCTTCTGCTGCTTTAACCAAGTTCTCAGCAATTGCTCGCAACCGTCTAGCATCCTCTTGCACAAGCACTTTACGCAACTCTCCATGAAAGAGTTTACCTTTCGCAGAGTTCTTGTTTCCTTCAGGAGCACCAGCCATTGTAACAATCCCTAATTATTTGATTAACAAAACTTTATTGTTGTATATCTGCAACAACAGTTTCTACTTTCTTTTCATCAGCTTGTACTGTTTGTTGTATATCTGCAACACCAGATTTAACTGCATCAATCTGCTTTTGTGTATGGTCTTTAATAAAATCTACAAGTCCTCTTGAGAACTTATGTGGTACTTCATCAAGAAACTTTAACATCTCGTTAATCTGGTCAATGTGAAATTCAATCTTCATTTCTTTTTATCCTTTTTTTGTGCTGCTCGTTGTACGTTTAGTGCTATTGCTACTGCTTGCTTTTGAGGCTTCCCCGCCTGTACTTCTTTTTGTATATTTTCTTTTACTGCTTTCTGTGACTTGCTCTTGATTAATGGCATCTTGCAACTCCTTTGGGACTTCAACAATAAAACGGTAATCAACTTCAAGTTTGTCGATTTTTACGTCTGACATTTGAGTTTTATACCAACCAAAATGATTCATTAGTTTTTCTAATATACTTCTGCTATCTAATAATTCAATATCCATTAGCAATTCCAATTCTTTAATGATGCTTTGGCTCTTGATGCATCGCCTTTAGCGTGTTTAACTACACCTTCCATCCTTGCACAAAATGATTTCTTACGGCCTTCATCTTTTTCTGTTTTAGGATGTGGAGCTGGTGCTTTTAGGTTGCTACCGTTCTTTGCATTGTATTCAGCACGACCTTTGGCAGTCATTCCTGCCCCCTTATCTGTAGGGTTATAAGTCTTGCCCTTGCCAGTAGTTTTTTTGGGGATTGGTTTATCGTGTGCCATTATGCGATCTCCTGTTCAAAACATACATCTTGCCATGACATGATTAAATATCGTTCGTTATCTTCAAAATATTCTTGAAACTTTAAATACTCATCATTACCCATTGTTCCAAATCTGACAAATGAACCCACGCTTATAGGCATAGGCTCTCTTTTGCCATTAGGTAACTTTTTACCAGGGCCAACTGCCACAACCGTTCCCTGATTATCCTTTTCATCCATAATGACATGGATTAACTTGGATTTTACTCGTTCTATTGGTTTTACGACAATCTTGTCGTGCATTGGTTTAAGCTGCATACTTGCGTGGCCTCCCTGATTTTGGTTTATGAGTAGATACTTGCGTCATAATCTGCTCTCTTGTTACATCTTGAACAAGATTATCAAAGGCTATTTTAGGGGCATTTTGTAAGTATTCACCGCACCATTCAGTAGCGTGTCGGTTTTGATATGTAGGGAATCGTCTGCAACTTCCCATGATGTTTTTTTCATCTGAGAAATATATACAAGTCCTACACGTCTTATTAAAATTACTATCAGCCATTCAATACCTATCTTATTGTTGGTTAGAAGGCTCTATTCCTTTACCGAGGTTTAGAGCCTTTGTTTGTTACATATCTTGTTCGTGTGCAGTACGCTTATGGTCGTAGCAAACGGATTCAGAGCTTCCACCCTTCATTTCGCCTAACATTCCATCTACTTTACCCATGTGTGATGCGTCACGGCTACCAATTCCATCAGCTTTACCAATTGCAACACCGCCAACTAATTTAGTTTTACGTTCGCCAGTTGTGTCGCTAGATGTAGCACCTGCTGGAGCTTTAGCACCAGTCATTGATGGTGTGCCTTTAGTTGAGTTAGGCCCTTTTTCTGAACCCATTTTTTCACCAGAACGATCAGATGCTTTAACATCTTTTGGCTCTTTTTCTCCTGAAGCTGGTTTACCGTAATTCATTTAATTTTCCTTTGCAAAGAAATCTCACCATTGAGATACTTCATTTTACTATATTTTTACTGCAAATCAAGAATTTTTATCAACCTAATTGCGCCTTCTAAATCATTAATGCGTGTAACTGCTGAACCTTTCCAGTCAGCCATAAACTTTAATTGTGCTTCTGTATATTTCTTTTTTTCGCCTGACTTGATTTCGACAAGCACGGTTTGACCGTTATATCCAACCATAATATCGGGGCAACCTCGACCAACTGCCGACAAATCAAAGACACTTGCACCAAGCTCTCTAAATTTATTTACAATTTCTGTGTGGTTTAAATCCACTCTTTTTGCGTATGTCATTGTATATCAATATAATTATGTTATAAATCAGTATAAACTATTTAAGGGGCAATTATGCCAGCAGCACTTTGTAGCGATGAAGATTTTATAAGTTTGTGGCAATCTTTAAAATCAGCCACAAAATTAGCTGTTTCATTAGGCATAGATAAAAGAAATGTTCTTAGAAGAAGAAGAAATATTGAAGCTAAATATAACATTCAATTGCTAACAGATGAAAAATTTTTTAATAATAATCATATTGAAAACGTCAAATTAGAACATAACCGCAGATTAGAAGAAACCCGACACAATGTCCGAAGGGGTACAACATTAGAAAAAGGTCGTGTTTTAGTTTTTAGTGATGCTCATTTTTACCCAGATGATGAAACCACCGCTTTTCGTGCATTGTTAGAATGTATCAAAGAGTTTCAGCCAGAAGTTATTATATGTAATGGTGATGCATTTGATGGCACAACAAATAGCCGTCATAGTCCAATCAATTGGAATAAAGCACCGTCAGTTATAGAAGAATTAAAAGCAGTACAACATTATTTAGGTGAAATTGAAAAAACAACTAAGTTTCACAGTAATTTAATTTGGTGTCTTGGAAACCATGATGCTCGATTTGAGCAATTTCTTATCAATCAAGCACCGATGTATGCTGGAGTGCCTGGCACATCTTTAAAAGATCATTTTCCAATATGGAAATCATGTTGGTCATATTTTATTAATAACGACACTCAAATAAAACACCGTTGGAAAGGTGGTAAATATGGTGGCGCAAATAATACATTACATTCTGGTTTAAATATTGTAACTGGCCATACTCACGTTTTGTCAGTTGATCCTTATACAGACCATTCCCCACATTTCAAAAATGGCACTCGTTATGGTGTTCAAACAGGAACATTAGCTTATCCTAAAGGAAATCAATTTATAGATTACTGCGAGGATAACCCTGTCAACTGGCGATCAGGATTTGTATTAATGACTTGGCATAAATCCCAGCTTTTGATGCCAGAAATGATCCAAGTCTATGATGAAGAACAAGGAGAAGTGCAATTTCGAGGTAAAGTGTTTTCTGTATGACACCTACATCTAAAACCCTTGAAGCAATGTATATTATGCTTTGCCAAATGAAACCCTTTAATCATTGGGAAATGCCTAATACAGCTTGTATAAAGTTTAATGTAACGTCAGAAGAAGACGCCTATGGCACATATATATTTGATGACGATATGCACCTTATAACCATTTCTAAAGCCAAATGCAGCCATTTTGAAACTATCCTCAAGACATTAGCGCATGAAATGATCCACATGAAGCGATACCGTAATAAAAACTGGGATAAACATGATGCAGTTTTTAGACGATATGCAACTGCTGTAGCCGATGAATTCGGATTCGATCCCCTTGAGTTGTGATTTATTTTCTAATCTAAACCTATAAGTTCCATTGTTTTCTGTAATAAGGCTTGCTCGTCAATTCCGTAGCGAGCTTCAAATCCTCGCTTCCCAAGTCCGTGAATACCACTATTTCCTCGATGATGCTCTGGGCAAAGTCCGATAACTTCTCTTTGGTATCTTGGTATTCCATTTTTTTGGATGTGGTGGATTTCGCATGGTGTCTCACCGTATCCAAAATGCCTACAGAGGCAACATCCCAATCTTGCAATTTTTCCATATAATTCTTTTTCTGCTTTTTTCAACGTGTTAGTTTTTCTATTTGTCTGCTACTAGCTTCTAAAGTTCTAAATAGCTCAACTTTCATCTTTGCTGTTTCTATTTTTAATTTTAAAGATGTATATTTTATACGAGCCTGTTCAATTTCTTCACAAAACTGTATATATTCGTCAGAAGCGAACGCATCCATCTCTTTACCAGCAACTGATGTCTGACTACTATCTTTCATCTTTAACGCTTTGAGAGCTGATTTATAGCTTTCTAGGGCAGATAAACGACCATCGGCAGCAGCGTAGTCATCAATTAGATCGACAATGTATTGAATCTCATCATTAGGATTTATCATTGTGCCTCGATCCATAAACCTAGATTAGCTAACGCATAAGCTAAAAAAGTAATTCCCATGCCATATTGATTCTTTAAAAAAAAAGAAATACCAATATAAACGTAAATCAATCCCACTAATATTATTAAATAATTACTCATTGTTTCCCCTTTTGAGTATGTTGAACTGCTTAATTATTTCCTGCTCTAATTCTGCTCTTGCAATCTTACCTCTTTTTTCTTCAACTAAATCTAAATATTTTCTTCTTTGTTTTAATTCAGTTTTAAGAGTTGATGTCGCTTCACAAATAGCACGAAATCTTTCAGATTTTTTATATTCCATAACGTGCGAATTGTCCATGATATTTATTCCTAGCTTCAATTGCGGCTAATTCTGCTAATTCTATATCTTTATAATAACCTATGTGTATTTTTTGTTTATTGATTTGTATTTGAACACACCATTTATTTTTTTTCCAATTTACGTTTTTAATTTTAGATTTATTGATTGTAGATAATTTTCTGTTGCAAGCATTTTGACTTTTAGTGGCTGGTCTTAAATTTTCTATTAAATTGTTAGATGGATTTCCATCAATATGATCTAAAAATTCTGGCAAATAACAGTAGTGCATCATAAAAATTAATCTATGTGCTAAATACTTTTTTTTGTTAATAGTTATAAAACAATAACCATTATGCCAAGTTCCACAAATTGTTCCCTTGTGAATTTTATAAGAAGGTTTTATTTTCCAATAAAGTTTACCATCTTTATATTTAAAGATAGATTGTAAATATTCTTGAGTTATAATTTGTTCAGCCATATCAATTCCTCTTAAATTGTGGTGGTTAGAAGCCCTATAAGAACGCCAATTCTTATGGGGTTTTGTTTATTTTAACATCAAATCCATAAACATAATAACAACACAATAACTAAACCTATAATTATTGTATCTAATAACTTTTCAAAATCTTTAATTTCTTTACTGCTCATATTCGGCTAGGGTTTGTAGATGTTGAAGGCAAAATAGTCCTATCCGAGTAAGACTATTATTCGTCTGAGGGATGCTTTAGTCTCAGTCAAAATAGATAAATGGTTGTTGTGCTTGTTCAGGTCTAGTATTACCAAGTCTACCACGATATTCCACCAATTAAGGTCTAGGACAGTTCCCAATCTCTAATGCTATCTATCACACTAGGTGGGGGCTTTCGCCATGCGCTTCTGAAGGGTGTTGATTTGCCTATAGTAAGGTTAATCAACGGTTCGCATTTACTGACTCAACTCTATAGAGATCAGGCTATGTCAAGCCATATTCAACTGGGCTAGTTAGGTTGGCAATTTGACGACCATAAAGGTCATTACCAGCCCATGTGAATAGAGCCTGATTATCAAAGTGCCAACCCTGACAATTACATCTTAAACTACTTTATTATTTTCTGCAAGTTCAGGCCACACAAAAAAATACGTTTTAGGAAATAAATCCTTTCTAGTGACCAATCCATGTGATTCTTTTTCTAACAATGCAGCCAAAAACAACAACTGACCATGTGGAATACCTCTAGATCGCCATTGCGTTACTGCTGGGGGAGCTACGTTACATAATTTTGATACCCTTTTTGTGCCACCTAACAACTCAATAATTTGGTTGTCTGAAAAATGTACTTTCATCAATTAACTTTCGTTGTTATATTTTTATTTATTCTACACTATCTTAAAAAATACTTGCAACAAATCTTAATTTAGTTTAGTATTCTTAATAAGCACTTTTGCTTACATAAAGGGGAAATTTATGACACAAGACACAATAGATACATTTAACATTGACGATGATATGCAAGAAATGAGAATGATGCAGGAAGAACGTCAAATGCGTTTGCTAGAAGCATTAGAACACATGGAATTAAGCACATTGTCTGAAGAAGATAAACAAGTGATTTGGTTTGAGTGTGGTATGCCACGTTCTGCATTTGTTCAATACATGGGACATTAATATGAACTCATCTGAAAATATTAATGAATTAGCTACAGCTCTTGCTTTAGTACAAAGCCAACTAGGTCACGCTAAAAAAGATTCCAAGAATCCATTTTTTAAATCTAGTTACGCTGATCTTGAATCCGTATGGGATGCTTGCAGATCGTTGTTATCTAGCAACGGTTTGTCAGTAATGCAGTTTCCTGGCAATTATATTGATGGCGAAATGTCTTTGACTACTATTCTTGCCCACTCATCTGGTCAATATATTGAGCAAACAATGTCGTTTCCTGTATCTAAAAACGATCCACAAGGATGTATGGCCTGTTTAACGTATATGAGAAGGGGAGCTTTAGCTGCTGTAGTCGGGATTGTTCAAGCTGACGATGACGGCAATGAAGCGTCAGAAAAAGGCAAATCACCATCTATTACACCGCAACAGATTGCGTCTATAACCGCTTTAATTGAGCAAACAGGATCAGATGTAGAGAAGCTATGCGCTTACTTTAAAAAGCCCTCTATATCGCTGTTTGACCGTATGCAAGCTATGAACGCTATCTCTATGTTAGAAAAAAAATTAGGAACTGAAAATGTCAATCAATAAAGTTATTTTAATAGGTCATGTTGGAAAAGAACCAGAAACCAAAGCATTGCAATCTGGTGAATCATTAACCAACTTTAGTTTAGCGACTAGCGAAAAGTACAAAGATAAACCATCTGGACAGTTTAGAGAAGCGACTGAATGGCACAACATTACTTGCTTTGGTAAGTTGTCAGAAGTAGCTAGTTTGTACGTTAAAAAAGGTAGTCAGGTTTACATTGAAGGCAAGATTAAAACAAATAAATATACCGATAAAAACGGTGTTGAAAAGTTTGCTACGAATATTGTTGTAAGTGTGTTGCAGTTGTTGGGTAGTAAAGAAGTAAAAGAGCCGCCAAAAGATCGTGAAGAAATCAGTAATCATGCTTCGCAGTCTTTAGGTGAATTAGATAGTGATATACCTTTTTAGGTGATTTATGGATTTTATGATTCGTGAATATGCTAAAAATTGTTCTGACACATATATCGAGCCTTATGGTGTCGATGAAGAACGCACCGTGTACCAGTTTGACCAAGTGGGCTTAGCTCGCTTTGTCAATCAGGTAGCGCAACGTGCTGTCGATTTGTCAGAAGTTTTTACATATCAATAGATAACTAATTTATTAAAAATTCATGCTTTTGCATGAAAGGTGTATTATTCACTTCAAAATCATAAAGGGGAAAAATATGATTGTTACACAAGAAAGTAATTCAGCACATTGGTACACAAAAGATGGCCAGCCTAGCTATACACGCATGGGCAAAAATGGAATGTTTCGCAATACAACGCTTAGGGATGCAAAAAAAGAAGGGTTGCTTCCATCTGTAACTACGATTATTGGATGCCTAGCCAAGCCTGGATTAGAACGCTGGAAACAAGAACAAGTCTTACTTGCTAGTCTTACCTTACCACGCAATGATAACGAGCCAGAAGCCGATTGGTTGACACGAGTAATACAAGATTCACGATCCACAGGTAAAGATGCAATGGAACGTGGTACTAATATGCACAACATATTGGAATCATATTTTAACCAAGAGTTTATGCCTGAATATCCTGATTATGTTAGACGCACAGAAAAAAAATTAAGAGATCATTTTGGCGATCATTTTTGGAAACCAGAGCAATCGTTTGCACATCCATTAGGTTTTGCAGGTAAGGTCGATTTACACTCGGAAGAAGGCATAGTGGTTGATTTTAAGACGAAATTATCCCTTGAAAACGCTGCCGTCTATTCTGAACATATTTTACAACTAGTTGCTTATGCACATGGGTTAAATATGCCAAGAGCTAGATGTGCAATTGCATTTGTGTCCGATGATGATACGCAAATCCACGAAATAGATGAAAATGATTTACAACATCATTGGAAGATGTTTCAATGTTTAGTAACGTATTTTAAATTAAAAAATAATCTCAGTCTGGGGGAGTGAGCTTTACCCCCTTTAGCTCCTTCACAACTCTCCCAGACTACCTTTATGTCGCATTTTTGCAAAACCACTAGGGATAAACCCTAATTATGCAAATATTTGTTGATAAATTAACAAAACTTAATTATTCTGTATTTGTTGTTTAACTAAAGGGGAATTAAATGCAAACATTTATTGAAGCAGTAATAGGAGTTTTAGTAATTGCAGGGCCAGCTATGATTATGTGGATTATTCAAAGGGGATGGTAATGTTAAATTATGACGCTTGGTTGACTACCGATACAACAGTCTATGCAGATGAAGATTTGGTTCGTGAACGCAAACAGGAATTGCTATATAACAATTCAAATTATAGCAATTGTTTGTTTGAAAATTTTTGTGAAGATTTAAATAATGCGACTATTGAAGAAGCTAGATCAATAGAAGAATATTTAGAAACAAAAGATTTTGAGAAACTGGGTCGGTTTTTGTATTGTATGTCGTATGAAAGACGTGAAAAATTAGCTGAAGAACGTGCCACAGAGGAATTTTTTAATGGAAAACTTTGAACAACAATCCGAGTATTGGAAACAACAGTTTGAATCTGCTATGAAGTTAATAGAGCAGCAACAAGTTCAATTAAGAGAACATAGCGAACAGATCAGACTATTAGAGCAATCATTGTTTGGAGGCCCTACTAAATGACCACAGAAAAATTGGCACAATTAATTGAAGATGCACACCCAAGAGGTTTTGTAAAAGATGCTGCTGATTTGTTACGACAACTTCAGGCAGAGTTAGATGATTGTAAAGCGCAATTAGTTTTACAAAAAAATGATTTGTTTGAAATATTATGTGCTTTAGGTAAAGCAAACCTAACAGATGAGGAAATAGAATCTGCGTGGTTTAAAGTTTTTAAACC